ATTCTGGTATCAATAATGACTGAGCCATCAGCAGCCATGTGTCCACCTCCTAACTATTTGAGGTTCAACATCTCATTCAGCGCATCCTTGTACGCTTGCTCTTCATCGCTGAGACGTGTTTTTATATCAATGATGTTTTTATTTTCCTGATAGAATTTCTTTTCCCACTTATCTAGTTTTTCACCCTTTGTTTTTTTTGAACGGATTCCAACGACCGTATTAAACAAGCATTCGCCGGATTCCATGAAATATCCGAAAAACGTCCACCAGTGCATATAAGGCACTGCTCTGATTTCTTTTCCGGCAACCTTGTTTACTGCTGGTACAATCATATCTCCGTCCTGTTCCCAGTCCATCAAGCGGGGTTTTGGCTTATTCGGACTATCATCAATTTGACCGCAGTCGATAAACTCGCAGGCTTTCTGGCAAGCTTCTGTAAGATGTTCTGGGGGTATACTTTGCCAGTCCTCAAATAGAATCTGTAACATAACTACTGCTTTTGCTTGTTCGTCTAATTCTGGGTCGTTCATGGCAACCAGAATATCAATAATTACTCGAAAATCTGTCCTGATAGAAAAATCCACCCCACTGACATTTAGTGAGGTGGGTAACTCATAGGCGGTCATTTTATATACTTCTCCGTGTACTTATTAGCTGCTGCCTGCATTTTCTTCTTTCTCTTTTCAATTACCGGTGCAATTGCTTCTACAATTTTATCCAGAACAATGTAAACGAAAACCTGACCATTTCCAAATACAGTAGTTGCTGTGATTGGCTCTTTAAACAGGTCTTTTGATGCTTCATATCCGAGCAGATAGTTGATTTTATCTTCAATCTGTTTATTCAGTTCAGCCATTTCTTTACCTGATGTGGCTTTCTGAATAGAATCTTCGAACTGTTTAAAGTATTCTATTACTTCTTCCGCACGTGCTGCGACATTGATATCGGTTGGATTAAGCTTGAAAGAAGAAAAAACTTCGTCTTCGTTATTCGTGAATGTGAAATTAAGGATTCCATCATCAATGTTTGTGTTAATTGTTTTTGCCATTTTCTACGCCCTCCTAAAAATTATTCGCTGTCAGCTGTAAATGTACCGGAACTGATATCAAATTTTCCTTTTACTCGTTCACCGGTATAATTGACGGTAAATGGAATCTGATAGCCGGATGTATCACCGCCGTAGGAGGTCGGCACAACGTAGCAGTCCTGCTGATATGCTTCATATTTTCCTGCTGTGGCTTCTGTCCAAAGATGAACCTCAACTGCTTTTGTTTTGAGGTTGTCGTCTTTGAGACGTCCATCTACAATCTTCTGTAATGCTGTGAACAGGTCAGAAGTAGTGTCTGCATAGAACGGATCAGCGTCAGAAGAAACTTCGTAGCCGTTGTGTTTGAATGTGGATTCTCCGAGAATGTTCTTAGATGTTTCAGTGTCTGGATTGAGTTCGACATTGTACTCTTCCAGGTCTTTTCCAAGACGCTCATATTTTGATGTCAGTCCTCCACAAAGAGAACCTGCATCAATATAATGAGCCATGTATTTACGGTCAATCTTGCCTGTAACTGCCATAGAAATGTCCTTTCTGCCTATAACTTTTAAAAGGCTGTGTAGGTTAGCGACTATCTTCTATTGATAGCCGGTTGCTGTTTGCTATATTACTTCGTAAGTGTTTTCATAGCGTACCGATAATGGTAATAACCAGTCCTGCACGCCGTTCTCCTGCGGCTCTAATCCGTATGAATTATCACGTGTGATACGTTTTATCACTCGTCCCTGTGAAAGCTCTGGAAACGCATTTAAACGTGTCTCAGAGCCGTTTATAATAACTGGTTCCCGACACATCCATTTGCCGAGATTGTCAAGAAACTTCTGAACAGATAACTTCTGTCTCTCCTTGTCGGATGCTGTTCGGTATACCACATAAAATGGATACTGGCATACTTGATGCATCACGCCACAGACGTCTTCTTTTTCTGAGTAAACCAAAGCACCGTTGTCTGCCGAGAACGCAATCCCCGATTCTTTGCCAAGTTCCTCAAATTTGATTGTTTCATTTTCGTACAGTCCCGGATACTGGTTCAGAAGTGCTTTCATGGCATCTGTCAGAATCTCATATCCGGTTGCGTCTTTGCCAATTGGCTTATCTGCCATGTCGTCTACCTCCTGCTTGTGCTTTTACTTTGCGAATCCACGTACTGCCGTATTGTCGTTTTGCGGCATCAAACCAATGGGCTTGTGCCCGTGGATGAGCCTGTTTGGTGTATTCAAGATTTTCCTTTGCGGCTGTCTGACCAGAAAACTGACTGACAAGGACTTTCTTCGCATACTGCCGAGCGTAAGGGCTTCCAGTCAGCTCGTCCACCATCGTTTTTCCCATGTAAAGAAATCTGCCATAAGGTTCTGCCGCCGCACAAACAAAGCCTGTGCCTTGCATAGAGGAACTTCTTGCCCTTGTCTTATTGATAAAGTCTCCTGAAATCATCGGCATAAACGGAATCATACTGTCCATGACCATCCCATCAAGGAGATACTGAGCTTCTTGATACTGTCTGGAGAACCTGTCCATATTCAGTTTGATTTTCATATCTCCGTCAACTACGGAGAATCCTTTGAAATGATGAATTCTGCTCATATTATTTACCCAAAATCTCAAAGTGTGGAATTAGTGTATACGGACCACCAACACTGGTAATCTTGAACACGTTATCCTTATTCTTATTCATGTACTGATAGAATCCGCTCCGATAATCACTGTCAGTTATCGTTCCACCAGTCCACTCGCCCTCCCAGAAGAACGACTCGTCTGAGAATGTGATAGTATCTTCCAGAGCGTTGTTAATCTGCTGCTTCCACTCTTTAGGTGGTACCCATGGAAGAATCTTGCCGTCTTTATCAGCGATGGTTATATCGCCATTCTGGACAGTGTATCGAACATGTAACTGTGCGTTGTCTGTTGCGTCTGGCCCGTACTTCTTAAGGATTGCCCCCTTGTCCGTAATAAGGTCGACACCGGATAAAACGTGAGGGTACCAGTACGCATCTCCAGTCGTGGCACTTTCGTAGTAATTAAAAAGTGTAATTTTAGATGAATACATGATACCCTCTCCTTAATTATTCTTTCTGCACTGTCTGCTTAATAACCTGATTCACGCCAGTGGCTGACAATCCATTAAACATACCGACTGCAACTGCCGTGATATAATCCGTTGCCGGGAAATCCGGGATAATTCCCATTCCGACCGCTCCAAGAATTCCGCCAGTAATTGCCATGGTTACTGGAATCCATTCATCAGAGATTCTTTCTGATGCTTTACAGCCCATTCCTACGATGTAGCAGATCATAACGATTGCTACGCATGAGCCTAATGTTGAAATGTCCATTATTTATCACTCCTTAATGCCTGAATAGCACTCATAAAACCGGCAGTATTTTTAGCCATTTTCGCAATGTTTTCAGGCTTTTTAAGTTCTTCAATAGTTTCACGGAATGCCTGTTTCACTTCGGGGTTTTCTCTAAATATCTTTTTCATATTTTCTCTTGAGCACTCAAGACAAATATCTGTACTCCAATGTGGTTTAAGTTCTTTCCCGCATTGTCTGCATTTCATATTCACACCCCCGCATATAGAATCGGTATCCCATCATCCGTCCTCACTCCCATCAACAGCGGTAAAGCTGTCTTAAGAAGTAAATCATTTGTTTTCTGCACATCTCCAGCAACACTGTATACTGCACTCCATTCCTTTGCACTCGCTCCAATCTGCTGAGGTGTTGCGTAAGATATGGATTCGCTGCCGGATGATATAGAGGTTACAATGCCTGTCGTGCTACCACCGGACCCGATTGCGGTTGATGTACCACTCACAGCGGCATTGGTAGCATTCTTCTCAGCAAGCTCAATCTGATACATTAATTCAGCCAATGAACAGACCGCCTTTTTGATGCGTTTCTGTGAGTGTTCATTTGTCGGCAGTCCATCCACCAGTCTGTCAAATGTCATTGTGTCCACGAAATCACTGGCTCTTTCTGCCAGTCGTGGAAAGTCGGTTTCTGGCACGACATTACCGAATGATTCTGTATAGAATTTATAATCTGCATAAGCCATGCCAGTTACCTCCTGCATTTATGATTTCGCTGTTACGCTTGCACTTCCGGCGTTCAGTGCTTTGTATGTTCCATCGCACTCAACCACTGTGATTTTCTGTCCGGTTGCTGCCTTAATGTCGGCTTTTCCGTCCCATGTAGTCCAGTTTCTGAGGTTCTGTCCATATCCAACAGTTACTGCGTCTGTTGCAACTTTGTATTTGTACACATTGCCAGCATTTTCTTTAGCCGGATTTACAGTGATTTTTGTGTCGCCACTTGCTGTTCCAGCCACGGAATTTACTGTCAGAGTACCAAGCGTAGGTGTCTCGTCAATGGTAATTACTGCGATTGCGTCAATGTACTCTGCGAAAAGAGTAAGCCCCATGACCGCAAACGCTTCGGACACCGCTGTGTGGTAGTTGCCCTGAGTGTGGAATCCAATCAGGTTTGTTTCGCCGGAAACGGTATACACCAGACCAGCTCTCGCAAAGTCAGATTCGTTCGGGTCAACATAGTACAGGACGATGTTCTCAACAGGAGTTGCAATAACCTGTCCTCTCGGGATTTCGCTGTCAGACAGTAAGAAGATTGTATTAAATCCCATAAAGTCTTTCATGTACTGGAATCCGAACTGATTCTGAATAGTAATCTCAGCCGCACCGAGATATTCATATACATCCAGAATATTCACAAATCCAACGGCGCCAGTCACATTTCTGTGCATCTGTTTAAATTTGTTCTCTATGCGACCCTTAGCCATTGCCAGAGCCATCTGGAATGTTGTTTCTGTGGAAGTAAGCGTACCGGTTTTCAGATAGTCGTAAAATCTTCCGGTAACATCAGTCTGAAGCTGGAAGAGGAATTCATCATCGGTCATCTGAACAGCGTTCTCGTAACCGTGATCCTTGATTGCTTCGATAGATACAGCCTTTGCGTATTTCTCAATAGTCATTTCTGCATAGGGTTTTTCTTTTACAACGAATTTGCTGTAAGGGATTTCCTCACCTTCACCAACATTTCCGTTCTGTAATGTACCCTCTGCATATTTTGATTTAAGAACCGCTCCGGGCGTCTTTTTGATTGGACGCATGATGCCAAGGATTTCACGTAAGTGTTCCCAGTTTCTTTCGAATCTGGTAACGAAGTCAATCTCACGTGCCGTTACCTGAATATCATTTGTCATAATAAGATTAGCTTTTGCTGCCATAAAAAAATCCTTTCTACCCATAATTGTTAAGGTATTGGGTTAGCGGCTATACTCTGATGTATAGTCGGTGTAAAAAAAAAATCACTGGAATAACTGGATATTCTGGGCAATTGCAGCCTGTCTTTCGGACGGGTCTTTAATTGCTTCGATATCTTTCTTTGTCATGCTTCCCGGTGTCTGCTGCTGTCTAACATGAGTGGTAAATCTTGCCTGATTCTGCTGAGCTTGCTGCTGAGATTCATCTACAAAAGCGGATGCGTCAGACTGCTTCATCTGTTCAATCAGGTCATTCAGTCCGAGAATTTTGCCGTCTTTCAGTTTGAGGCCTGCTTCTTTAATGTCTGCCATAACAGACTTCTTTGCCGCTTCACTTGAAAATTTAACATCATCGAGTGCCGCTTTGAGTGCATCTGAAAAATCACGGTCGTAGATTTTTGCATTAAACTCTTTTTCTGCATCCTCGGCTTTTTTCTTCCATTCAGCAAGCTCTGTCTGAATGTTCGCCGGATCGATACCGTCAAACCCTTTTAAAGTTTCTTCTGCCGTCTCAGCACGTTCTTTCCAGTCATCACGTTCACCCTCGACTTTCGACAGAGTTTTCGCTACTTCTTTTGCGTTCTTATAATGCTCAGATAGTGCTTTCTTCACATCTGCCTGCTTATCTTCCGGGATTTCAATTCCAAATGTTTTAAGTGTGTCAATAAGTTTCTGCATAACATCCTCCTGGTCGTGTTTATTGACCTGCCGCCGCAGGTATTGGATTAAGCCAGTTAGACCACTGGCAGGGTAATGAAATAGGCGGAATCGAACCGCCGACACGCACCCTATGCGGATGTTGCTCTACCAACTGCGCTATATTTCACTGCACTTTTCGAACTGTCCAGCAGTTAACAGGATAAGTGTTAACCTTTACCCATGGGATAATTTACCCGAACCATAGACCGCCTGCAAACAGACAGCATAATTCTGAGCAAATAAGCGGAACGCCCGGAATCGAACCGGAACCCAGGGCGCGACCCTGTCAGTCTACCATTAACGTACATTCCACATAACCCGGATCCCCGGGTTAGCAAGGTATTTAACGTGTTATGCCTACCACGAGTTGTTTCGGATATTTATTTCTTTTTAAAAGAAAAGTATGAATAACAAAAACCTTAATCAAGGAGGTGTGCCATCTTGCGTGCCAGACGGCAAATACGCACGACAGGATTCGAACCTGTTTAAAACTTTCCATCAAAGCGTGCGTACCAGCTACTAAATTAAAGAAAGGAGGATTAAAACGAAAATGTCAAAACAACCGTTTTACTTGTGCTTCCTGCTGCACAATTACATTATAACAGATTTCTTTTAACTACCTCTCTACCACTTTTTGTGTTTTTAAAGCATATCCCGGAGTTTTTCCACGTATCTTTTAACAAGATCGCGTTCCTCCCGGCACTCCGCATCTTTAGACATATCGCTCATTTCTGTTGTGAGTTCGTCCAGATGTTCTTCCAGAGCGGCAAGCATCTTTCTCTTACAGTCCTCAGATTTGCCGGAACGATAGCTCTGTTTCTGCGTCATGTAATCGTCATAAGCATCTCGTCCGTCAGAACGGCTATAATGCCCTCTGACATAATGTTCACCACGTCTAGCATAAGAACTGCCTCTGTCGTAATCTGGCATCATTCTGCCGTCATTTGAACTGTATCTCCCCATACTGTCGCGCTTTCTTCCACGTTCACTGTAATCGTCATTGTATCCGCCACGCATCTCATCAAGGACAGTGTTGTAATACTCCACTTTTTTATCCCAGTACTGCGTATTCTTGACATCTTTATACATATCAATCAGTTTGTATGTCATTTCCAGATTTCCGGTAGTCAGCCCATTATCAGCGATTTTGGAAAGTTCATCTTCGATTCTTGCGCATAAGTCTTTAATGTCTCTCATAATCACACCTCCTACGCTTCTCTTGTTACAACAATGTTTGCGTTCGCAACAGAAATAGCCTGATCACTGGTGTTCTCTACTGCAATATTAACGCAACATCCGCGTGGTACATCCACGTAAATTCCGGAAGATACATTATTATACTGGTCTACTGCTGCCGGTGTGGAAATCATCTGAGAAGATAATACTGGTTCTCCAGAGATTGCAATTGCCAAAGAGATAGCTTCAACTGTACCACCTGCTGGAATCGCGATATTGCCAGAGAAGTCCACGAAAAATCTAGCCTTGCACTGGTTAGTCAGTCCTCTCAGAGTGATAATTCCGCTCCCCTCTCTGTGCTGAATGCAGTTAGAGCCTTTAACTGCTGTGTTTAAAAACACTACATTCCCTTTTGCTGCTACGGTCTGAGCAGCTACATTTGTAAATTCTGCCATAAAAATACTCCTTTCATATCACAAAAGGACAGGTTCTAGCCTGCCCCTATGTGTAATACGGCATAAGCCGACATCCGAATCGATCGAAAGATACTCTCGATATGAAGTTATCAGCAATTACATCCAGTGTTGCATCCGCATCCGTAATATGTGTTCGGATTAGGAACCTGATATGCCGGAATCGGTGCCGGATTAATCGCATTAATAAGCTGCTGTGTCTGTGAAGCCATTGCAGTTGTGAGAAGTGCGCTCTGGCGGTCCTGAGAAGCAGCACGTCTGAGATCATTGTTTTCAGCCTGTAAGTTGGAAATCTTCTCGTT